TCTGTTCTTGGGGGAGTAGTAGTGCGTCTCCCCAGCACTGTTACCCTTGCTATACGTCATAAGGATGCTGCCATCACTCTTGTATTGGGCTGAAATACCCCATGGCTTCCTATAGACCATCTCGTTGATAGTGCATGGCTCTTCCCACCAAGTCGTGACATCTCCCTTAGTTCGTGACACACAGTTGCGAACATTATTCTCATACTTATTATCTGGCACATAGAGCGCAATGAACCACTTATATACAGTGCCGTCCTCCGTCTTGATGGTGTAAGTCGTATTATCATCCATCCAATCGTACACAGCATCGCCGAGAGGGTGGACAGGCACTAACTCGGGAGGGCCATAATACGTCTTGTTCTTGTAGTCGCCGACGCGGTTCTCGGTGGTTTGGAGGCGGGTCTTAAACATTTTGTTTGTGGACTGTATCATAGGGGCGAGAGGGCCTTCAATTTTTTTAGCAAAGCTAGAAAAATAATCAGCTCTATGAGCTAGACAATTTTTTTAGCAAAGCTAGAAAAACGACGAAAATTTTTAGGGTTAGAATAAGATCTAAAGTTCTGGGAGTTTATATGTTGAAATCCATTTTCCTGGCTCAACTTCTGTTTCGCACTCTTTCCAGCCATATACAGTTGTACGCGTAGGATCCTCAGTCTTATAATGTAAGAGAGCAAATTGCCCTAATGATGTATAAGCTTTTCCATTATAAATAATAGTCCCTGTTTCTTTATGAAAATTACCAATCCACTCCGTTGAAAGTGATTTTTTATGGCGGATACGTTGCCCATCTTTAAAACATAATATCATATTGCGACAGCCGTCTGTGACTTTTTTATACGCGCGCTTGCCTAGATTTAACTCCTCAATTAGGCTATTTAGTTTTTTACAGTTTGCTAAATAAATTGTATGATCTATATTTGTGGGCTGTGGAAGTTTCATTATATAATCGACATGATCTTGGAAAATCATTTTAGTCGACAGTCTTGGCGACAGTCTTAGCGACAGTCTTAGCGACAGTCTTATCAATTTTTAAGATGCCTTCACTATAGATATCTCGGTATGGAATTGCCAAAATCAATTCAAGATATTATCGACAAACGACTTAATATAAATACTGATGCAAAGAAAGCACGTGGAGAGGTATTTACACCACTTTCTCTTATAGCAGAAATGCTACTAGGTGTTTCCGCCGACAATACAACTGAAGTATGGTCTGGCAGTGGCTCTCGTGTTGGTGGCTTACCTCTCAAGATTTTGAAAGACCCCAAAGGAAAATGGATTGACCCTGCGGCTGGTGTTGGTAATTTTGGTGTTGTAGCATTTCATATTCTAGATTACTATCTATCTAATATAATACCATCTACATCAAAACGACAAAAGCATATTATCGAAAATATGCTATACTTTATAGAGTTAGATAAAACAAATGCTCTACAACTCCGAAAGATAATGAAAGGCCTTTGTCCTGATGCTAATGTAAATATTCTAATTGCGGATACACTATCATATGAAGGAAATACAAATAAATTGAAGAAGGATCTCGGTTGTTCAGAATTTTCTGTAGTAATGGGGAACCCTCCTTTTAATGCTGGTGGAACTAAACTTGAAGGAAAGAAGCGTCTCCACATAGATTTTACACGATTTGGTCTAGAACTTTTAAATAAAGATGGACGGCTCCTATTTGTATGTCCTCCTAACTATCGTGAAGCAGATTCAGACATGAATATAGTATTTCGTAATAGTAATGGAGGTTATTTTGAGTACATTCGAATAATTGGGGCATCAGAGACACTTGCGCTATTTCATATTCAAGCACGTCTTGATATATTTCAATGGGTTCGTAGCGGCACTACGAAAAAAACACAAATCCTTGATGAATATAATGAAATATCAGAAGTACAGTTAAATTTAGAGAGGCATATCCCGAATTTTGGTCATACTATATTTGAAAAAATTCAGAAGAAGGTAACAGCAATAGGCACTCTTGAACCTGCTCCATTTCGAACAACTGAGTTTTCAACTACGAAGGCTGCTTCATTTAAATGCGGAAAGTATAAAATATTACATTTAATTACTGCAAGCGGCAAACGAGTATATCTAAATAACAAACCACATCCCTTACAGAATGCGAAAAAGATATTTCTAAATGGGCTAGGTGTTCCATATGTATATTATGATAAAAAAGGAGAGTATGCTCCTTCTCAATCTCCTGTTATTGTGTTGGAGCCGACTGATAGGCTGGCCGCATTTATGAAGAGCGCGTTCTTTAATTTTCTTGTGTGGGGATTACGAATTACTGGTAATAATAATTTGCCTTATTTATTCACAATGGTTCCTGATGTGCGAGAGTCTGATTATAGATTTTCTTGTCCAGAAGATTTTATTGATTTTTTTGGGTTAACTATGGCGGAAAAGAAATTCATATTTGATAATGGGAACTTTTCAGACCCTGTTGCGGGTGAGAAGGATATTTTGGAGAATTGTATTGGGCGAAAGACACGGAGAAATCGTGTTTAGGGGGTTGGGGAGGGGGGTGGGGGTCAATCTATGAAGTTGGGGGCTGTAAAATTGAAAGTTATTTTATTATATTTAATAATGAATTTTTAGTTTAAAGGTATCCAACTAAGTTATAGTAGCAGAAATGAAAAAGAAAACTGGATTTGGCTGTATATATTCTTATCTTTTAGATGGTATTACAGTATATATAGGACAAAGTGTTTTTGAAGATCCAGAAAATAGGGATGGAGATCATTGGTATAGTGTATTTAAAAATAAAGATAGATGTATTTTACATTCTGCAATGAGAAAATATGGGCCTGAGAGATTTAATATCATAAGACTATGTGTTGTGCCTTGGGAATCTTTAGATAATATGGAAGCATATTATGCTGAACAGTATGAAACATATAAATGGGATTCACCCGGTGGTTATAATATGGTCTGGTGTGGTAAAGGATCTAGAAGAGGAATTAAACATTCAAATGAAACAAAATTACTTCAGAGTAATATTGCTAAAGAAAAGAGGGCTGGTGATAGATTGAAAGATTTCTGGTTTAAAAAAGGTAGAACATGGGGAGAAGAAGAACGTAAATTACATGAAGAGAGAATGGCAAGTGAGGAATGGAAAGCCATGTTGAGTAAAGCACATTCTGGTAAAACTATATCAGAATCTCAGAAAGACAAATTACGAGATGCAATGAAATTATGGTGGACAGATGAAAGAAAAAAACATAGAAGTAATATTATGACAGGGAGAACTCATACTCAAGCAACAAAAGATAAATGTTCTGTAGCAAGAATGGGACATGAAGTATCTCAATCAACACGTCAGTTGCTAAGTGCTGCTAATATTGGGAAGATTATTCCAAAAGATGTCAGGGAAAAGATATCAAAAACTCTTACAAACGGAAAACATAAGGGTATGAAACGTTCAGATAATGCCCGTAAAAATATGAGTAATGCTAAAATTGGTAAACCGCAAAGCGATATCGCAAAAGCGGCACAACAGAAAGCACGAGATTTGCGGTTTGAAACTCTATTTAATAAGCATCTTATCTCTTGGTTAAATGATAAAACTAATGAAAAGCAGTGGTGTTATGATATTTCAAGAAAAAGAAGAGATGGAAACTTATTAGATAAATATATAAATATATTGGATGCTACTGAAGGATGGCGTTGGCATATGAAAACTTAAAAATATTATTTGAGTTTGTGTTTCTCAAATATTTATTGTAGTGGGTTAGTGGGAGAGAAAAATTGATTTTATTATTTAATTTTTAAATGCTACAACAAGCAGATATGACTGAACCAAAAGTTAAACGAAAACGGAAGTTTGATAAGGCTCTTTTAGATGAGTATTTGGTTCGTGATGAGGCCACGCTAGTTGGGGAGTATGAAGAATTAGATAATAAAACAATTATTAAATTTAAATGTATTTGTGGAAAAATTAAAACAAAACCATTTAATCTGATTGTCAATACTAGTGGAGCATATTGCGATGAATGTTCAGAAAAACACAAGCTAGAAAAAAGAATAGAAACAAAAAAGAATGAGGGTTCTTTACTTTATACAGAAGAAAAATTAGAAGAATGTTTTAAAGAATATAATTCTAATATTGTTAAAATATTTTATAATGATTTAAATATATTAAATCGCGATACTATTGTTGAATTTACATGTAAGTGTGGTAAAAATGATAAAAAAGTGTGTCGTTCTATATTTTATAGAGGAGGAGCAATGTGTACAGTATGTACAAAAAATGTAGCAGTTGAAAAACAAAAGAAAACTAATTTAGAAATATATGGTTTTGAAAACGCTTTACAAAATAAAGAAATAAAAAATAAAATGAACGAAACAATAAAAATAAGATATGGTGTTAATAATATTTCAGAATTAGATACAATTAAAGAAAAAAAGAAGCAAACTACATTACAAAAATATGGTGTTGAGCATCCATCACAAGTTGAAAGCATTAAAGATAAGAAAAAAGAAACTACTCTTAAAAATTATGGAGTAGAACACCCATTATATTCAGATATTGTTAAAAATAAGATTAAAGAAACTAATAAAACTAAATATGGAGTTGAATATGTTTCACAAAATAAAGAAATACAACAAAAAACTAAAGATACAAATTTAAAAAAATATGGTGTTACATGCCCTATACAAAATGAAATAATTAGTAATAAAATAAAAGAAAACAACATTAAAAATTATGGTGTTGAAAATGTTCTTCAATCAGAATCTGTAAAAAATAAAATTAAGGAAACTAATATTATAAAATATGGTGTGGAAAATACTTCTCAAACTAAAGAAGTCCAAGAAAAAATAAAGAAAACAAATATGGAAAAATATGGAGTTCCAACATATATGAATTTAGAAAAAGTTAAAGAACACACAAAAGTATTAAGAATTAAAAAATATATTGATGAAAAAATTTCAATACGTTATACACATCCAGAAATATGTAAAGAATGGGATACTGTTAAAAATAATGAAATAACTACAGAAATGGTAATCAATGGATCTAACATGAAGGTTTGGTGGATATGTCCAACAAAAAAACATTCATATAAATCATCAATTAATAGTAGATGTAAAATGAATTCTGGATGCCCACTCTGTATAAATAAGACAGAAGCAAAACTTCTAGAGTTTCTGATAAAATATTACACTGATGTCTTTACACAATTAAAATTAGATAATTGTAAAAATATTTATCGCCTTAGATTTGACTTTTGTATTCCTTCATTAAAAATCATTATTGAACTGGATGGAATGCAACATTTCAAACAAGTCTCTAATTGGGCATCTCCAGAAGAAACACTCAAAAATGATATTTACAAAATGAAAAAAGCAGAAGCAGAAGGCTATAAAATTATCCGCATCTTCCAAGAAGATGTATATAATAACGATGAATCTTGGTTAGAAACAAATCTGCTGCCAAAAATTACATCTCAGGATAGAAACCATATGTTTATAAGTAATATTGATGGGTTGTATCATGAGCATATAAGAGTTTATGAGAATAGCGAGAAGATTGTATTAGATGAAGAGGAGATTATTGATGAATAAAAATTTGAACACAAATACCCCATAATAAGAATAATATACCTAAAAATGAACCTCTCGTCGTCGTTCGATTCTGTAATTGCCAACTCTAAACAAAGGCCTTTTCAAAAGATGAGAGATGAAAATCCAACTCTTACAAATGTTGGCAAGAAATGGAGCAAGTCTGAAGAGGCAGATCTATTAAATAGAATTTCCAAAGGAGAATCTATTCAGGAGATTGCAAGTGAATTTAAGAGAACATATGGCGGTATTCGCGGGCGTCTTATAGATATTGCTTGTACTATGGTTCTATCTGGCAAATCAATAGAGGAAGCAATATCTGCCACAACCATTGATAAAGCCAGGATTCAAGAATGTCTTCCAGCTCATAAATATAAGGAGGAGCGTAAAAAGAGTAATAAACCAGAAGATACACAAGCACAATCACAGCCAGAACCAAAGCAACAACTAGAACAAAACTCAGATATCAAAGAACTACTTTCCCTTACAAGGGATATTCATTCAATGATGAAGGAAATTTTGGCTAAGAATAATGCGCCACCACCTGTTAAAAAACTTCTAACGATTAAGGCCATCTCAAAACCGAGCTGTCTTATTAGCGATGACTAATCATCTTCAATTAAATAGCACCTCACAAAACCCTCATCTATTTCTAATAGGAATATAATAAACTTAACTATTATTTTTATCAAAATCATCAGCCTCTTCCTTTGACGAAAACAAGTGAATACCTGAAAAATTAAAAACATTTCTGCGTATTTAATAAATGAAACTACCAATTTATGATGAATTTATTAAAAAATATCCACCTGAAATTATTTCTAAATTTGTGAGAAATGTAGCAAATACCGATAATAGTAGATTAGCAATAGATGATTTTACTAAAGCAGTTGAGAAATTAAAAAATAAATATCCTGATTTAAAGACAAAAATAGGGGAGTTAATATACGGCGTTCTTCCAAAACACAGCGGATCATATCGTATTGCTAGTAGAATGCATCTAATTGTAGATGCTTTAAAAAATGCAGAAATGTATGCGATGGGTATGTATGGGGATGATATGTATGGGTATGATATAATAAATAGTGAAAATATTGATCAGTTATTAAAAGCAATTGAAACAACAAATAATGAAATTGCATCTATATTGGAGCGGGGCGGGCCGGGACGCCCACGATTATCATATAATAATTCTAGAACACTTGAATTACTACACGAACAGCAAAAAGTACTCTATAATAGAGCATATAAGTTAGATCCAGATAATAAAACGTTTATAATTTATAGAATGTTATATGGCCCACTAATAAGTATGAAAAAATCAAACTTTAAAAATACAGAAAAAAATCTATTAACAATGCCATCCAGAGAAGAAGAACTCAAAAATCTTTTTAAAGGCGGTAAAACACGACGCAGTAATAAAAAATCCAGAAAGACACGAAAAAATAAATAGAATATTTCTCGTAATTTTTAGATTACTTAATATAAATTACATACTGTTTGTTATTTTTGAATAACGAACAGTATAGTCTTTATGTAATAATAACTACGATTTAATATAATTTATCAATATATATTCCATCACAATCATAGCCAGAACTTGCGAAAGTAAGTATCGAAAAGATTTTAGAAATTTTTTAATACTTCTAAATAGAATGAACAAAACGCGTAAAAATATTCGGTCAGTTAATGGAGGTGGTAATAATAATTGGAGACCTACACGTAGTAAATTAATGCGCCCGCTCTATGCAAATAATCAAAGAAATTTACAGAAAGTATACCGCAATATTGAAGAACATAATAAAGTAGATCTTTCAAAGTATCAAAAAGCACTAATTACGGGAACAGATAGTCAAAGAAAAGACGCAATTAGGGATTTGAAATATATAAAAAAATTTATGACACAATGGAAACGTTCTTTAATAATATCTAAACCAGTAGCTGTAACAGTGCTAGTTATTTTGGCTCCTATAGGGTATGCCACTGGTCAAATATTGGCTGCAACTGCTCTTGTACAAGATACTATACACGCTTTAAGAACAGATACTAAAATGGAGTATGATGAACTTATGAAGACAATTAATACGTTATTAGAATCATCAAATATAGAAGAATTAACAAGTAATCCCCTTCTTCATATTAAGAATTCTAAGAAAAATATGAATAATGTAAATGTTGTTGAACGAAATGGTGAACTATTTATCAAGCCAGCAAATAATAGTAATATTAATAATGAAGAAAATAATAGTAATGTTAATAATGAAGAAAATAATAGTAATGTTAATAATGAAGAAAATAATAGCAATCTTCATAAAGAAAATTTTTACGGTGTAAGAGAATATTTACTAGGAAAATATATGAAGAGTGAGGGGTATAGTAATTTTAATAATGAAGAAAATAATAGTAATATTAGAAAAAAAGTAATAAGAAAATATATAGATAGTAAGAAGTATAGGAAGTATTTAGCTAAAGAATCAAGTAATTTCTTAATAAAATATATAAATAGTAAGGAGTTTAGGGAGTATTTAAGTAGATAGGACGCCACGAACAAACAATTAGAAAATGAAAAATAAGGTGAATATTTCTCGTAATTTTTAGATTACTTAATATAAATTACATACTGTTTGTTATTTTTGAATAACGAACAATATGTAAATATTCTGTAGGGAGGCAATGTGCTATAAAAAGATCCAGAGATTCTAACCAAGCGTCATAAACTTGCTGGTGATTATATTAGTGATATTATGAAAAACAAAGTTGTTTTACCACAAGCACTTGTATCTGTTATTTATATGTATTATGATGAATGGGATGGAATCGCAAATGAAAAATGGGCTACTTTGAGTGCGTTTGAATCTGTTAATTAGATTATTTAAGAATTAAAAATTTCCAAATAATATACGACCAATCTTGGTTAGAAACAAATCTACTCGTTTACAATTAATTAAAAATAACCCTTACAGGTATTATTGTTTGCGGTTCTTGCGTGTTTGTGTGAAGCAGCTTGTGGGGGAGCCGCCTTTTTTGGCTTTGCGTGTTTTAGGAAGTTTTACTTTATTTAAACATAAATCTATATTTTCTTTAATCATATTAATATTAGATCTATTTATAGTTTTTGTTATATCAAAATTAGTAAATGCCGAAACTTGTTCATTTGTTAATCTACCTTCACCTTTCTTTTTATACTCTTCAATACACTCTATTTCTTCTTTAGAAAACTTAAAATAATCATATAAGCTATCATCTGTGATTTTTTTAGGAAAATCGGGTATATTTGTTATATCAGGGAGGATATCAAAAATTCTATTGCTCATAAAGTTTTGTTTAGTTTTTAAACTAATGATTATAAAAAATACTATATTTGTATAAAATAATGCTTGTATTTTTTTAAGATTTATTTCAGTATCATTGTATAATGTAAACATCATATTTGCAGCAGGTTCAAGAATACCATATTCATCAAATATAGGGTAGCCCATTGAAAAATTAGGAAATACTAATTTAATCTTATTATTATGATTTGTATAACATTTATTTGTATAGCTTATTAAAATTTTTCCATAACTAATATTTATTAATGGATATGTATAACTTCCAGTTATATCATTTTTAATTAAACTTTTATCTTTTGATTGTGTATTTTTAAAATATTTACTTAAATTACCATATTTTTTACTAACTTTTAATATTTTTTTTATAAGATTAATACCATCTGATGGGATATAGTTATTTTCATAAATATTAAATTCAATAAAATTGTTAGAACATTTATCATAAATTAATGTATAATTTTTTCTATCATTATTTTCTAAACAAAAATAAGCCATTGGAATTTTACCTGATAAATTATTAAATAATTCATTTGCTTCTGCATAATTATAAGAACGTAAATACAATATTTGTTTTTCTAGTATTTTTTCACTTATATTTGCTTTTAATTCAATCCAAGTATTTGGTGTAATAAATATTAAAAATCCATTTGGTTTTAACCATTCTATTCCCTTTTCTATAAATGTAGTCCATAGTGTTTCAATATCTTCTTTTCCACCAACTTTTGAACGAATACCTCCACTATTATATGGAGGATTTCCCATAATTACATCAAAGCTAGTAACTCCAAAATTACTCTTTAATTTAGCATCATCAAGTGATAAAGTATTTGCACAACAGATATTTGCCTCCACACCTGGCACTATTTTCTGAAAAATTTTTCTAGATGTATTAACATTACCTTTATTCAACTCAATCATATATAACATATTTTTAAGAATATGCTTTCTACGCTTATCTTTATTTTTATCACCTTTGAATTCGGAAGGGCCATGTTTTCCCAATTGATAATCTAACATATAGAAAGCAACAACTGGGAAATTACCAATACCATTTGCAGGATCGAGCCATTTAGTATTAGGGTTTCTCCATAGTTCTAAAGGTATTCCACCAACTCTGTCCCTCTCATCATCGTCAAAAAAATTACCAGATTCATCTATCCCCCAAATTTCACCTTGGATCTTTTTGGGGTTGGGACTCTTATCTAATGGATCGCATAATTGAGTCTTTCCTGATTCCAAAGCTGATTTACGCAAACCAAATAACATTTCCCTCACAAGGCAGAGTGGCGTAAACACCTCACCGCGAGCCTTCTTTGCCCCCTCATCAGGTATAAGCCGTTTATCTATAATTTCTAAAACTGAATTATATCTTTTTGCGGATTCCGAAGACTCCATCTACTTTAGGCCTACGTAATTTCCTAGTATACTTTCCTCCGATTTTTAGAGACTTCGTTTGACTTATTTCTTTTAGAAGATTTTCAATATATATATTCCAGTTCAACACAAGTTTAGAGTTCTTAAAAATATTTTCAATAAGTGCCATTATTTTTTGATGAATTTCATAATTATAGTCAAACTTATTATCTGTTTTGGGAACCATCGCATAATTCTTTAATTCGCAGAACGCAGCCTGATAGAGATTATCATGCTGTTTCTTACAGTTTGTAGTCTCAGTACATTCACAAGATATAGGGGTTGGAAGTTTCATCTTATCTTCATTGAATTTTTTGAGTAATGTAGCCATATTCAAATTACTTGTCCAAGGCTCAGCAGACTTAATAACAAGTGAATTTACAAAAGTTTTAATAATTGCCTTCATCTTTTCATTTATCTCTTTTTCATTCAGTCGTGGTGCTTGACTTGCTGCTTGTGCTGGTGCTCTCTCCTCCGCAGCACTTTCTTTTACACCCCGAGTTTCAGCTACTGGATTCTCTCCCTCAGGTATAGCAGTACCTCTTTCAGAAAGATCTTGTGGTTTTGGTGGCTTCTTTCCCTTTTTACTGCTTGTGAATTCTAATGCACTTTTCATCTCATTTTTTAAATCAGAGTCTTCATTTATAAGTTTAATCTGCTCTTCATCTAATTTCTTAAGATTATTGTCAAACTCACCTAATATCTTATTTTTAAGTTGATCAAGAACTATTGATTTTATATCATTCATAATATCATTAAAATCTTTTTCTGGATGGTCTTCTATATATGCGTCTGTTCCCCAATTACATAACTCAAAAACCTTTGTAAGTCTTTCTTCAACGCTTGGAACATTTTCAATAGAAGTTCTTAATTTATCTTTCTCCATATCATACTCAAACATCGCGCGAATAATTCTTTTAAGGTCTAAATCAATAATAAATCCATTCTTTTTCATAGGTGGATCATCTGTTAGACCACGATACATCTTCTGAATAAGATCATCTGCGTCAGCATTATTGGTCATCATACAAACAACATCAACACATGGAAGAGATATTCCCATTTTAGCAACATCCCCTGACAGAATAACTAGTCCTTTATCCTTTTTAAGAGCCTCTAGTTCGATTGTTCTTATTAATTTTTTCAAATCTTTTATATTAGGGAAATCCTCTCTATGACATAATCCTCTTTCAACTGCCAATTCAGGGGTCATTTGGGGGTGTGGTTTATATTTAGGATCAGTTAATGTACTTAATGTTAGAAATACAAAATTATTACGCCAATAAGATGCTTGACGCATAAATGAACCCCAAATTCTACAAAGTTCGCCAATTTTAACAATATCATGTCTTTCTCCAAAATTAAATGGTAGGAACATTAAAATAGAAAAAGGTTTCCCTTGAATAGGCCTTGAAGGATTTTTTGGATCTTGCGCTATACGAAATATCTGGTTAAGAGCGCGGAACTTTCTTTGATTACCCTTTAAGAAATCAATATCTTCTGGCTCTTCCTCAGGTGTTAAAAACTGACGCAAACGTAAGGCATGTTCTTTATTTCTTATCATATTACCCCAATCGTTGTATTTTGTATAGTCTAAGAGGTCTACAGGTACAGAATTTACTTCAAATGCCCTTGTAAATGAATAGCCACCACCTGATTCTATTAGGTTGCGAATTGTTGAATCTGTAAACGTTAATGAAATAAAATTTGGATTGGGGAAATTTAGATAAGGCTTTGCTAATTTCATCTCGGTTTCACCATTTTTAATGCGTTCGCGTAGAATCTCTTCTGCAACTTTTGGATAACGAATTAAAACATCAGGGGTTTTCTCTATAAACTGATCTAGGGATAGCATTGAAAGACTCTTCATCTCTTTCACATCACTCAAATCCCATACAAATAGATCTTCTAATGAATCCAAAATATTGGCAGGTTTCTTATAAGTAGCAGTCATTAAGACAATAGGAATGTTGAAACGCTGAAAAGCTATCTGAAAATTTTTTCGCACAGTAGATGAAGTAATGCCAATATGCGCCTCATCAAAAAATATTATATCAAAATCAGGAAGTGCTCCTAATTTAAACTCTAATTTCTTTAAAATATCAGGCTCTGCTATAATAGATGTTTCACCTATCTGTTCCTTCTCTCCTTGTTCTTTTATGGATGATAATTGACGACTGATAAAATAAAATTTATTTGGCTTACTACTATCTCCCTTTATCAATGATACATCTCCCTTTTCACTCACAACATCAACAAATTCAAAATCTGAGAAGTCAGAAAACTTATCTATTAGGTCTGATTTAAATTGGTCACGTGTTTCATTTACTGCTGATGTTAAAAACAGAACATTATAACCAGTTCCCTTCTGTTTTATCTCCTTATGAGAATTGATAATACCACCTGCTATGAAAGATTTACCACCTCTCGGTAAAACACCTATACATAGGAAATGTGGTTTATCTAAAGATTTGTGTTCAATAGTATCTATTCTATTAATAACAGATTTTACAACAAGTTCTTGGTGAAAATATAATGAGAGCATAGGTTTTTGAACAGAAATATTCATTGGATACAATTCCCTTATAAGGGTGTCTACTGTTTTATCTCCTAATCTATTAAAGAACCCTATTCTATATTCGGAAAATGCGTCAATTACTTCATTATATCCTATAACATAGTCAATACTTTTCTTCAAAAATTCTATTCTAGTTCTTGATAAACGTTGAAGAAATTGTTCTTTATTTTTAACGCAAACGAGAATATGCTTATTCTTATCAGGAAATAATTGTAGTTGTTGATCGAGTAAAGGGATATCATATTCTGATTTAACACTCTTCTCTTTCTTATAACCTTTTACACTAACAAAGTAGAATGGATTGCCATTCTTACTAGATGGAGGCGGCGATGGAGGAGTTCCACATGTATATTTATCAGAATCTTTATGGGATTCGTCAAAATTAGGTGATTCAGAAACTTCAAATGAAATATCAGAAATACCTTGTTCACCTCCACCAGAATTCAATATAGTTTTATTATATAGATAATTTGGTTTTTCAACAAATTGTTTGTAACCTGTAATATCATAAAATTTAATGAATTTATTTTTATATTGTGGTAAGATATTAATTGCTATTGCTAGTTGAAAAAGTGCCTCAAAATAATCACCACCTCTTAAGTAATCACCTGTTAAAGATGTTGGTATATTAATAAGTAAATCTATTTTTTCTTTCCAATTTGGGGAAGGGTCTAATATACGTTTGGCTAACAATTCTATAAGTTTACTTGAACGGTCTAAAGTAATATTTTCTATTATTTTTTTCTGTTCAATTGATTTGAGTTCATCCAGTTCTTTTTTCAGAATAGAGCAAGACTTAGTACAATTATCATAGTGTGTTTGAAGTTCATCCAATCGTTTTTGATCGGCTTTTAGAGCATATTCTTTATCATATTGTGGTTGAAGTTCATCTAATTGAGTTTGATTGTTTTTTAAATTATATTCTTCTTGAACTGTTTTATCAGCAGGAACCTCCTCTTTAGCAAGGTTATATTGATTTGGTATCTGCTTCCTGGGCAAGTCGTCTGCCTCCTCAATAGGACGCTTTATAATACCTGGTTTACGAATTTTTATACTCTTACGAAAAGTAGAAGCAGCCTCAAAAGAAAAATATTCATAATGTTGTTCATTGGGATTATATAAATGTATCACAACCATATTTTGTGATGTTTTATATAATTCAGTCTCTGTATTGCTTCTTATTTCCAGTAGTATACCGCACTTCTTTAGCTCTTCTGTTATAATTCCAACTTCTATTTCTCCAACCCATTCTCCAGGTTCCCTTACATGGTATGCTAATCGTTGAATAAATGAATCTCTGTCTCCTATGTTTTCTCCATAATTACCAAATTCTTCACGAAACCATTCAGGATAATTTTCTATTATACTAACATATGTATTACTATTAGTCTCTGCACGGAGTTTAGTATTATCATATATAATAGGGCCATCGTTAGAAATTATTCTATTAGCAACTCTATCACGAAACGATTCTATAAATAGCGCTTCATCAGACGGATCAAGTGAAAGACAGTTTGATAATTTATTTAATAAATCTTCACGCTCTTTTGAAGCTCTGTAAATGGCACTATAAAAGCAATCTCCTTGATCTAAAGTTTTACGGATTGTAACAGGATATTTTGTATCAAGAGCGGCAACAGCAGGAGCAGCAGCAGGAGCAGAAGCGGCAGCATCAATATCATCTGTCTCAAAAGCAGCCTCTGGGATAGGTGCCATACCCATTCTATCCGCAGTAATATCAGGCGGCACTCGGCTGAGAGAATTATGCTTCTTTTTAAGAGATGTAAGTTTTCTCGTTAAACTTGCTCTCATTTTCGGGTCAATTGTACTAACTAATTTTTGGGTTGTAGCATTCATCTTATGTTGTACTGTATTAACAGTATTACGGGGTCTTCCGATTGCCATCTAATTATAAGAGCCGTAAAATTATACCCTAAGAAAAATTGAACACAATTCTATCTAAGAAACTTCTATCACCAGCAACCTAAATCATGGCCTCCGAAATTGAGAGTATCGCGTCCTCCGTGACCGAGTCCGACTCAAGTGATCTCCTCGATTTCGTGAATGACCTCATTCACAGCGACCCATCGATCGCCGAGTACGATATGATCTCCAGGAAACTCAAGCGCCAATATCAGTTAAATCCGTCAAAGCAACAGATTTATCGCGTCTACAATGCGAACTTTTCGGATGTCCCTATTGGTCCCAAGTTGAAGAAGTGGATGATTAAGAGTCAAGTCCGTTCTAATTCCGGTGTTCTCGTCGTGACAATTGTTCTGGCCCCAAACAGGTTCAGTTGTAAGTACGATTGCGCATACTGTCCCCAAGAGACGGACCTCGCCGGCAATCCCACGCAGCCTCGCTCATATCTTTCCAATGAGCCAGCCATGCTACGCGCTCTCGAATCCAATTTCGACATCAAAGGCCAGTTCAACAACCGCATCAAGGGCTACAAGCTCACCGGTAATATTGGCGCAAACGACAGCTCCAAGATTGAGGTCATCTTCTCAGGTGGAACTTGGGAAAGTTATCCGCTCGAATATCGCGAGCAAGTTATTCGTGAACTCTATTGGGCCGCGAATACTGTCTCAACCGAGAGGCCATCGCGCACTCTAGAGGAGGAGATCACAGAGAATGAGACTGCCGTCTTTCGTATTATTGGCTTCACGCTTGAGACGCGCCCAGATAATATCACCGAGGAGACTATCATCCAGTATCGCAAATGGGGCGTCACACGTATTCAGATCGGCGTCCAGCACTACGATGATGCGATCCTCAAGATGATGAACCGCAAATGCTATACGAAGGATACTATCCGAGCTATTCGTCTTCTGAAGCAGGCCGGTCTCAAGGTCGTCGTCCATCTCATGCCTGATTTGCCCGGTTCATCTCCTTCCCAGGATCGCTGGATGTTCGATCAGGCGATTGAGCGGCCAGAACTCCAGTTTGACGATGTCAAGATTTACCCAACAGCAGTTGTCAAGACTTTCGATGATAAGCACATTGTCAAGAGCAAAATTCTGGATATGTATAATGCCGGCTCCTTCACCCCTTACAGTGAGAAGAATTTGAATGATCTTATTGATGTCTGTCTCTACTACAAGACGCGCCTGAATCCGTGGGTGCGCATTCAACGCCTGGTGCGAGATATTCCAAAGGCCGATATCGCATCCGGTTATCGCGGAATGTCAAATCTTCGCCAAATAATTCACGAGAAGATGCGCAAGGAGGGGCTCCGTTGCCACTGTATTCGCTGTATGGAGATCGGCGACAAGGAGCATGATGGGTTGCCGCCGATTCTAGTTGTTCGGAAGTATGAGGCATCCGAGGGGACAGAGTATCATATCTCTGTGGAGGCGCATAAGATGTCTATGTGGCAGGCAGCAGTCTACTGGTTGCTGGTGGCCTGGAGCTGGCTCCGCGGCGGTGGTGGTTACTGGGGAGGCAACCTGGCCACCTATATTGGTCTCTATGGCTTCCTGCGGCTTCGGTCGGATCCTGCGCCAGGCGGCACGTTTATTCCAGAGATTAGAGGGTGCGCACTAATCCGTGAAGTCCATGTATATGGCACATCAATTAGTGTGGGGGCGGCAGCGCCAGTAGGTAGTCAGCACCGCGGCTTCGGTAAACTCCTGATGAAGACTGCGGAGACGATTGCGAAACGAGATGGCTGGAATAAGGTCGCAGTAATTGCTGGAGTTGGTACACGCGAATACTATAAGAATAAGTGCGGATATCGCCTAGATGGGACGTACATGGTGAAGGATATCTAGGGGGCCATATTAGTATCCAAAGAGAGTTCCTGCGCGCCCGCCATATATTCGCAGCACATTATACGTCTCTACCCAGGGGCGCACCCAGAGACGCGGCGAGGCCCCATCTGCGGAATTTTTTGGAAATGTAAGTTGGAGTTCTCGCCGAGTTATCTTATCATAATTCACCTCGCCAGTGGGTCGCGTGGACGGTGTCAAACCGTGTTGAACTCCAAAGGGAATATTATAGTAGTAGCGATTTACCCAGGGCGCCTTTTTCTGTTCGAGGCTCGGAAGGATATGGCGAAAAAGCGCAGTATTTTCTGTAGAGAACTTTGTGAGCCGGCCCTCATACTGTAGGGCAATCGAAGTTATAGGTTCGGAATCATTAATATCGGGCCAAAAGGCCGGTTTCAGTCGCCCCTCTTTGGTTGGATTTAAGCCACTCGCATCAGGCCACCAAGGTTGCGAGGCGTCTGCTGATGCGCCAATATACTTCGTAGCGAGAAAGTGAGCATTATATGCTGGTGCTAACCACGGTTGACAGTAAAAGAAGATATCCCTTACAGGATTGGGTGTATCGATCTGTATTTGTGCTTGAGGGAGACCCTGTGTATCTAGTGGTTGGAGTGGATAGTGTTGTATGATTGGAAGAGAAATGTCTGCTAGGCGAAAGCGATTTGCCTCTGGCGCGTCCAGATAGATATATTCTGCGAGAAGATATGTGTCGCCGAGTTGGCGGTCTTGGGCTCCTTGGCCGCCTTGGCCAAGCCCGAACCCAAGAGATGCGAGAGGAAAGTTAGCGGATCCTTCTGTTGTACCTGACGCATTTGACGGCCCGCAGGAGATTAAATTACTTGTAGGAGAATTATAGAAATCTTGGCTATCTGGATAATTCGTTATCAGCGCATTTAAGGGGCGTAAATTCATTTGAACACGAATCTCATCTGCCTGGATCGCATCCACAGGGAGAGCCGCCGCTGGATCCCCGCGATTAAAAAAGAATGGCAGAGGAGTTGTTGTTGTGAGAGGATTGCTAAGAGGGTTTGCGTAGGTGTATCTTGTAGTTGTTATATAGTTTGATGTATAGATATTTATAAAATTTCCATCTATATTTGATGTAACAACTAGATTCGACGTGATAGTTGAAAAAGGTCCATAAGCCCCATCTGAGCGTCCTATAATGCGATTTACAACAGGAACCTTCTCTAAGGGAGTATTAAACTCATCAAGGACTTCTAGAAGTTGTCCGTCGAGACGTTCAATACGCGCACCGCCAATCTGAAGTTCTGTGCGTTCAATTATAGCATGCCCTATAGAGTTTGTCCAAGATGGATGATATATTTTATTGGTTGTATGTATAATAGAATTAGATGTTATAATTATATTTGAGGCAATATAATTGAAACTAAGATTAAAATATACATTAGAAATACTACCCTTTGGTGTATCAGGATTATCAATATAATATTTAAATTGGGAATTTGATTCAGTAGATAAGTCTAAACTAAAAGGGTCTGTAGTAAAAAGATTAGTATACAAATATGTGTCAGAATTATATAATAGGTCGTTACAGTTATTTTTAATGGACCAGCTTAATACAGGGCTATTTGGTGTGCCATTTGAATTAAAAGACCCACTAAATCTCCATGTGATATCATTCGATGTATTAGAAGCGGGATATAAATCGGATGGCAGTGATATTGTTGTAACAGGAGATGTATCTGTATCAATGTGTAGATTACTTGTAATAAATACAGTATTTGAAAAGGTCTTTGTTGAAAAAATTGTATTTGAAGAAAGAAATATATTTGATGTTAATACTATTTCTGTGCTAAAATTATTAATTGTTGGATAGTTTGTTACGAGATATAGACGTGATAGGAGATGCCCTTTACGCGGGAGAACTATTGTTGCCTGTTGGCCAAATTGGGGAGGTGTGTTAAAATCGAGGCGTTCCCATTGCGTCGTAAAACGCCCCGCTTTGATAAATAGTTTCTTAAAAAACTTTGTGTTTGGCTGTTGTTGTTGTTGGTGCTGTTGTTGCTGTTGTAGCCGCTCATTTTGCGGCCCACTGTGGACAATTCTCAATAAAGAGGCGACCATTAGTCTCTAATTATAGTTATTGTTTAGACTTGCTCATTCAACACTTCGCAGCCAAGCCATTTCTGCGAGAGCGGCGGTCGGCGTCTCAAGAATAATATCCTTGCTCATATTCTGAGCCAACTCAGCAAACTGCAGAAGCGAATCTTGCTTTTCAGACCAGATTGTTCCCATTCCCAGGGGCATATGGCGATCAACCTTCGCTTCAAACGCAACCTTCGAATCATTTAGATGAAACATAACAGGACGATCCTCAGGGAGATCCTCAAACATCTTCACAACTGCTGATGATGAGCGCATATCTGTGAGACCTGCCGAGTGCGCATGACAAGTATCAATACAAATCCCTACACGATGGCTGTCAGTTGCCTCCATGAGTTTATGGAGTTCATCCATAGTCGCTCCCAGTTTAGAACCTTCGCCTGCGCAATTCTCCAAGAACAGTGGCGAAGAGATATTCATTGAATTGAGTTGATCCGCAACATTAGCGATTGTACCGTTTGCACCAATATGAAGAACAGACCCTGTATGGGTCAGTGAAATACGCGCATTCGTATCTAGAAGACTTTGTAGAGAGGCGCGCCCTGGACCGACCTTCTCCTGCTGCGAAGATGCTAGATTAATGATATATGGAGCATGGACATACATTCTCTTATCATTCAGGTGTAGAAGACGCTGTGTAGCAGCAGCCTCCTCTTCTGAGATCTTCTTCACTGCGAACTGAATAGGGGCGCCGAGAAAACACTGGAAACAATCACAGCCTCTTGGAAGGGCTTTGATTGTGTCAGGAAGCGTCTTGCCTGCGATGCTCACGTGGGGACCGATGCGATTCATTTTTGTGTCTTATAGTGTCGGCAGCAGTATTTTCAATTTTTCACGAGTGTAAGCAACTAACTGCTCAGGCAGTTAATCCTATATGCGTCCATAACAGCACTCGAGAATAGCCATACAATTGATGCTATACTGGACCATAGAAACATGTATCCGATTACATCGTGGTTTAGATACTCCCAGGTACAAAAGGCAATAATAACAGTATTAATAAAGATCCAGTATCCAATGGCGCTGTAAATAAATGAACCAAATCTGATGAGATTATAAAATCCAGTGTATACTGATACAAGTGAAACAGAACCAGATATAAATGTAATACTCGCAATAGCAATAATAGGATATAATAGAATAGAACGATACTCCTGAAAGTTATATTGAACCCCTTGGAAGTAGATATTTTGAATACTGTACTCAATATACATCAGAAGAGCAAACATAAATATCATGGGAATTAGAATAAAGATAATTGTAAGGAACTTTGAGCGACCAAGGAACTGTGTTAGAGCATTATATCTGTTACATAATAGGGTGGTACAACTAGTAGTAGTATTCTGACTCTCAAGGTCATTAAAATATGTGCCAGACATTTTTCTCTTGTAGTTTGAGAAGAGAGAAGGGAGCTTTCAATTTTATAGCTCCTCGAGTCTTGATATACATCGACCAGTTGCTAGTCTCTTACACAGACGGCATGATAGCAGGTCATGTTCCAAACATGTTCCGTCAAATCCGAAGTAGTGCATCCATTTAATATCCTGCTCTGTAAGGGGATGCGGTGGCTGTGGCTGTGGCTGTGGAGGCGCAGGCTCAAAGAATCCAGTGATCTTCATTGGTGCGAACTTGGTCTTAGTTTTGGGCTTGGTCATTCTAAGGCTACATCTTTTTTATTTTGTGGCAGCCTTCAAATTTTTTATATAGACTGCTAGTCAGAGAAAATCTTATTCACAATACCATTCTCGAATCGCATCCAATTCAAACTAATACAGTAAACAGTGACTTCCCAATCATCTGGTACTAAAGGTTGCGCCACCTCCAAAGTAAGTCGCAGAGTATTTAATCGACTCGCATTAATGCTACCACTCGGCTGATGCTCCCCTGGGCTCCTCGCGAAACTATAACCATATATATATGAATTATATGCGACAATTCCTCCACGATGTTTCTCGGCGATATGGGCGCGAAAATAATCTGCCGACGCATTCACTAGTTCAAAACCGTTCGCCTGAATCTTCGCATTTATAAGAAGCCCTACACGAGGATTAAATACTGGATCAACATCCGTTGCTAGAGTTCCAGAGTAGTTTATCCAATCAGACTCCACAGTCGCACCGCGCCGCCGCACAAACCAGAGGATCTCTTCGATTGGGCCATTTGCCTCTAAAGGAAGTTGAATAACAACTGTATCACTGCTGGGCTTCCCTACCTTATACTTCAATGGCTCGGTGAAACGGAAAGTCTGTGTTTCCCTGTAAAGGAGGTCATGTGGTTTTCGTATATATGCTTGTCGCAGCCCTCCAGTTAGAACCGCAGTATATGTTACAAGGCGAACATCAAGCGGCTGAGGAATATGTTCAGGTGTTTTGTAAGTGAATTGACTATTATTGGCCGTCTTCAGAAAAGTCATTGTCTTCCCCACAGGAACATCGTCGCAGGAGGTGCGTACATATGGATGTAATCGCTGAATAATTTCCGAGAAAGGGCGGAAGGTAATATTAATTCGCGCTGTTCCACTTCGAACTGAGAGTAGGGGGAATGCCTCCTTGAGGCGGGTGCGCTGGAAGAAGAATGGAAGTATACATGTTACATAGCCTCTGGGACCGCATGGAAAGTCGAGTGGCTGCTGCTGCGGCTGCTGCTGCGGCTGCTGCGCAGAGCCCAACGCATCCGTCGCAATGCCCAACTGAGTATTCATGTCAGGGAAAAGCCGAGAAAACACATTTGCGAAATCCCCATCAACCTGCTCCAACACCTGATCTCCAACTTCTAACTCCGCCCTTGCAATAAGAGCTGTACCAAGCGACGGAGCCCACACATAAGCATCCTTCGCAGCATCCGCATACTGAATACTTCCATCTCGTAGTCCAGTGACAATCTGTGGGGGTAACCAATGCTGAAGTTGTACTTGAACAATAACAGATAAGAGTAAATCACCTGCGGCAACAGCCCCTAAATCAAATGCGAACCGCCCTCCATACTCAGCGGGGCCTCTGTAAGGGAACTCCTGAATAGACATAGAAAATGGGTGAATGCGTCTCTTGGGGTCAGTGGTAAATAGTGTCTCAGGCGCATCGAGGGGAAAGAGTGTATTATCTTGTTCATCTCTGCTAACTTGATCAAGAACAGTTGTTATATCTCCCCGAGGCCTTTGTAGATCCATCTGTCTTCTAGAGTAGGGCTTTATTTGTTTATGCGTTCCTCGAAGAAAACTACTTTGTATTGAGCTTCGCTAAAAGCTCATTAGTTTGATTTATTAAACTAATTCGCGTTAGGCTCTGCCTAATGCTCTGCTAGTTTGATTTATCAAACTAGTTTGCGTTATGCTTTGCCTAATGCTCACTAACCTATCTCTGATAGGTTAGTTCGCGTACAACAATCCTCCCCGTTTATCCCTTACAGAATATGTACCAAAACCATCCACAACTAGAATCATCTGAGTATTTGTTACACCAGCCACTTGTGCCAAGTCAATATATACTGTTGGTCTATCTGCGCTTGTGAAGTTGAGTGTTCCTGTTGGGTTGATTTCACGCGGCCCATGATGCGCATGCTGTGCCCCATAAGACCAATTCATTGTACCAATGGCGCGACCAGAGTAGCGTTCATGTTTCGCATGGGCTTCAACATCTTGCCATACTTGCGGAGACCAGTACTGTTCTCTATCACGTCCCGCGACAGTGAGTTTAATATTATTATAGTAGTTTGCAGCGCTAGCGACATCGTCACCAGCCTCAAACTTCCATAAGCGATTTGCTATCAGATCCTCGCCACTCCTGAAAAACCAGTAGATCTGCTCTGCGGGATGGCGGCCTTCAATAAGTCTTTTTGTGATTGCCTGGGAAGGCAACGCCGAATAATCTGTCACACCAAATGTGAAACGGTTTTCATAGAAACGGCTATATGTTGTTATATACTCCTCTTTCTGGCTGCCAAGTGCCTTCTGTTCTGGCGCATCAATATAGAGCTGTTTATTTTCAAGATAGATTGCTGGATCGCCAACCATATAACGCTGTATCGATCTAAAAGATACAGTGCTGCTGTCCTGGAGAGTTTGGATAAATGGCCTATCAAATGGAACCGGTTTTACTCTCGTGCTCAAATCAGAATATTCAACTAGGTCTTCTAGTCGACGGAGAGAGAGTCGCAAGCGAAATTGCTGAGATTCAGTCGCGCAGAGCGGCAGCCCGCCTTCCTCAGGATGTTGACAGAATGGCAGCGGTATTCTCAGACGGAGTTGTGAAGGGGTCGCTGCGCGCTGAATAGACAGCACAGAGCCATCATGTACACCTGTAAGGGCATCCTCAAGAAAAGCAGAGTTATAAGTGCCACGCATATGTCTTAGAGCAAAGAGCGCGTCACCAGAATATTCTTGGAGTAGTAGATTATCCTGATAAAACTGGATCTTCTCAAAGAGAAAGTATGCGATTCCGTTAACATATCCATATGAATTTCCTGTGTCGTCCCTTACAAGGGTATTTTTATTATTGACTGTCGATGGATACCAGGAGGGCAGATTAATCAAGAGCGTCGGTTCAATGAGAATATCACCGGCCTTCTCAATTTCAAACTCGACTGCTCCGCCCCATTGAACACGGTTGCGTGGTACAATCAGGCGTAGTTCAGGAATAGAGGCTGGTGTGGCGTCATATCGAGAATCGAAAAGATTTATGCTCGTCGCGTCGTCTCGTTGGAAGAAGGTGTCTTTCTTACCTCGCGCCACG